CATCACTATCTTATCTATGAATGACCACGGTTACGGTACGCCCGCTGGGTGTCTTGGTATTAACTGCGGGCATGATATAACGCCTTTTGTCGTAGGTTTCAACGAATTGCCAGACCTTGGGCCAGATGTTAAAGATATAAGTCCTAGCGAGGCTATAGCGAATGCGAATGCACAAGCTAAACAAAGGGCCTTAGAACGCAAAATAAGACGGTCTAAGGAGTTTCTACACGTAGCTAAGAAGTTAGGCGACAAGGACTTGATAAACAAGTACAAGAGCAAGATTAGGATCCAACAGGGAGCTATGAGAGATTATCTGAAAGATAAGCCGTTTCTTCATCGGGATTACGCTAGGGAGAAGTACCACCATAATAATGACGCTGTTCAAAAGTTATCCAAAACTATTGACAAACGCTCTAAAAAGGAGTATTCTGAAATACTACAAAATTTAGGAAATAAAGCTCCTAAGTCTTATAGTGATTTCAAGTCGTTAAGTGCCCCTGAAAAAGAGTCCTTGAGATATGACAATAGAATTGTCAACTATTTCAAGGGGGATATTCGGGAGAAACTGACTGAAAAACAGAAGAAGCAAGCAGTAGAGGCTTACTTTAATTTCAAAAAAGATGGCATAGTGTTTGGAGACCATGCGATAGCACGCTATGTAGAGCGTATGAGGAGAAAGAGCGGGACATTTGTCTATAATTACGACACAGTGAAGAACGCCTTCTCATCTCCCCCTAATTATCTATCAGAAAGGGACGGAAGACTTGCTAGGTACTACAATGGTATCTTGTATATCACAGAGCCTGATAGCGGTATTGTAGTAACTATGATGAAGACCAGAAGAATGAAAGGATTTAAGCCGAATGAAATATAGTCAAAAAGTTTTAATTATGCTTGAAGAAGCTGTAAGTGGGCGGCTTGAGGACTTTTGGGATTTTTCATTTGATTTCAATTCCTTATTGGGTGAAGATGAAGAATTCGCCAAAGGGTGGGAGGCTGAAAATCCTGAAATGTTTGATTTGTTTTGTGATTATGAGTTCTTTATATTTTTGGAAGAACACGACACAAACGATACTCAAGGTTTTATTGCTTTTCTCAAACCATACTATGAAAAAGCAAAACAATTAGTAAAACTTAGCGCTTAGTTCAATCTAGGCGCTTTTCTTATGCCCGAAAACAGGAGGAATAAAATGTCCGTTAAAGTAAATGTATGCAGTTTGAAATACGAAGATGGAGGAAGTGAGCCATCTTGTTTTGTAGATGTAAAGCTAATACTTCATGGTGGAGAACCGATTGAAAGAATGGATAAAATATCTACACTTATTCAAAAAATCAGTGAAATAGAATTATAGATGGGAGGTGATCCGACATCTTGACTGGTAGGAATAGACTACTAGAAAACCAATATAAACTACTATAAACCGTATGGAAACCCATGCGGTTTTTTGCTTGACTTTATCCGCAGTCGGTAAAGAACGGAAGATAATACCTAATTTTAGGAGGAATTTAAGAATGGCGGAAGACATTCAAACACAAACTGACCAGTCAGTAAATGCTGGAGAAACCGTTGAGTCACAAACTCAAGAGCAATCTATCAAGACATTCACTCAGGAAGAAGTGACTGGTCTTGTCGCTAAAGAATCCAAGAAAGCACAAGAGAAAATCTTCAAAGACCTAGGGTTTGAAAATTTCAAGAGTGCTAAAGAAGGACTTCAACAACTCAAAGAGTGGAAAGACTCACAAAAGAGCGAGGCTGAAAAACGGTCAGAGGCGCTTGCTGTTAAAGAGAAAGAGCTAGAACTTGCTTTGTTGGACAAAAAGAACCTGGAAGCAAAACTGTCAGCTCTGACTTTGGGAGTAAATGCTGAGTCTGTTGACGATGTCATCACTCTATCTGCTCGCTTGGTGACAGATGAGGTATCTATTGAGGATGCTATCGGCCAAGTATTGCAGAAATATCCTCAATTTGGTCACGCAGAGCAAGCTGAGGAGAAGAAACCAACGTTCTCAGTCGGAGGCAATCCAACGGCTGAAACAAATCGAGAAGATGCCTTTATGAAGGCATTAGGATTAACAAATTGATAGGAGAATAATCAATGACAATTAACTACATCACTAAACACGAGGGCACGTTTGAAAAGAAATTGATGCAAGGTGCCCTTACAAGCATTTTGGAAACACCACGGGTAGACTGGTTGGGCGCTAAATCGTTTGAATTACCTACGATCTCTGTAACAGGCTATAAGGCACACACACGCTCTAAGGGCTACAATGCTGGGACTGTTTCAAACGACAAGAAAGTTTACACTCTCGGTTTTGACCGTGACGTTGAGTTCTTTGTAGACAAAGCAGACGTGGACGAAACAAACCAAGAGCTTTCAGCTGCCAACGTATCTAACACATTCATCACTGAGCACGCAACTCCAGAAGTTGACGCTTACCGCTTTTCTAAACTCGCAACAGAAGCTATCACAGGTACACACTTCAAGTCTGAAACTGACTTGTCAGAAGTGAATATCTACTCACGCTTGAAAGCTGCCCTTTTGCCAGTTCGTAAATACGGCGCCCAAAATATCGTTATGTACGTTTCAAGCGAAGTAATGGACTTCCTAGAACGCTCTAAAGACTTCACACGCTCAATCGCTACTACATCACCTCAAGGCATCGACACCCGTGTCACTTCGCTTGATGGAGTTCAAATCATCGAAGTTTGGGATGATGCACGTTTCAAAACTAAGTTTGACTTTACGACAGGTTTTGTCAAAGCGTCAGATGGTAAAGATATCAATTTCTTGATCGTTGCTAAGCCAGCAGTTATTGCAAAGGCTAAATTCAACTCAATCTATCTATTCGCTCCTGGTCAACATACGGAAGGGGATGGTTATCTGTACCAAAACCGTCTTTATCACGACCTTTTTGTCCTTGACACTAAAAAAGATGGTGTCTATGTATCTCATAAATCAGCTTAACAGGAGGTGAAATATGAAGAAGTACGAGAAAAACAATCAAGTCTACACTGTTCAAGAGGGCAGTGAGCTTGAAATCCAATTGATTGCTGATGGATTTGAAGAGAAGAAAGAGGAAGAAGATCCTGTCTCTAACCCTTACAGTAAGATGACCGTTGATGAATTAAAAGCCCTTCTCGAAGAGCGTTCTATCCCACTTCCAGATGGAAAACTTACTAAAAAGGATCTTACAGCCCTTTTAGTAAAAGGTGACGAGGAGGAGTAAACTAAATGGCTAAATACAAAGCAACATCAAACGTAGTCTTTACTGGCGATGAACTAGATCAATCCTTTATCGAAGGTGAAATCTACGACTTGCCAGTTAAGTCTGCAGATGATTTGAATAAACGTGGTGCATTGTCGCACCCAGAAGCAAGCCCGTTTTTGGTACGGGTTGACAACAAAGAAGAAGAGACAGAAGAGGTTGAAGCATAGTCAACCTCTTTTAATTTTAAGGAGGGAATGATTATGACCTATCTGTCTTATGACGAATACCTTGATCTAGGTTTTGACACCATAAGCAATTTTGATGAATTGTACAAGCGAGCAAAAATGACTGTCAACTTGTATATTCGCAATTTCTACGCATATAGAGAGTTTGATAGCGACTTTGAACCACGCAAGCAAGCGGTTAAGAATGCAGTTGCTAACCAGATAGCATATTTGGAACGCACTGGAATTATGAGTGCAGAGGAGAAGCAATCACTTGCAAGTGTGACAGTCGGACGCACTACTGTAAGTTATCAAAATAGCACACAGACGTCCACGGCTGGCAAGCGCTACAATCTATGCCTGGATGCTGAAAACTGGCTGAATATGGCTGGATTTAATTATAGTGGGGTCTGCTATGATCGATAAACGAATGCTGGTAGACGAAGCTATCATAAAGAAACGGGTAGGCATGGACGAGTGGGGCGCTGAATTGTTTAGCAACGATTTGTACATCAAGCCTTGTCGCTTTGACCAAAGCACAAATCACGTACAGTCGCAGAAATCTGGCGCAAGTAAGAACCGCACGGTTAACTATGTAGGTGTGCTGTACATTGATACAGACTACTGCAATGTAGAGATTGATAACTCTTACATCGATGGTCAGTTGATTGTGGACAATCAAGCCTACATTATTAGTAAGATTATCCCAAACAGACACCCGATGAACAAGCGCATTTTGACTTACGAAATCGAGGTGATCTAATGGGCATCACGATTAAAGTTGATTTGAGCGGAGCTAATAAAAAAGTGTCTGGCGCTAGTCTTAAAAAGGCAGAGTACGCAATAGCTAACCAAGCAATGCTAGATATGGAACAGTTTGTGCCAGTCAAGAGTGGGCATCTACGTGGCACTGGTCATGTAGATGGCAACAAGATTATCTATGATACGGTCTACGCTAGAGCGCAGTTTTATGGTGGAGCATATAACAAAAAACGCTCTTGGCACTGGTCTAAAGGCAAAACGGCTGGAACTGGCCCACGATGGGATAAGAAAGCCTCTGCTATGTATGGTAGCAAGTGGGCTGATAAAGGTAAGGAGGCTATGGGATTATGACGAAAAACATCGGTAAAAACGACTTTTTGGAACAACTCAATAGCTTTATCAATACACTCAATCTTCCTATCCCTTGTCGTATGGACTACTTAGACGAGGACGAGAGCCTTGCATGCTATCCATTAGCTGGTGGGAAAGTCAATACACTCTACATGGACGAGGCAAAGGATGTAACACTGCCTTTTGAAATTGCAATCAAAACAAAAAGTCACAACAAAGCCAACACTTGTATCTGGGCCATTAACGAGGCACTTTCAGAATTTAATCTGGAATTGCCAAGCAAGAATGGCTCATATGAGTTTGACAATCTAACAGTCACTATGCCGTTTTTAAACGACAGAGATGATCAAGGATATTACATCTACTTACAAGATATTCAAGCGAATATCACAGTATTTTCAAAATGAAAGGAACATAATTAAAATATGGTACGTAACAAGAACGCCCTACGAGGGCATTTTATCGCACAAGTAACTGATCCAAAAGTCGAACCTGAAAAATCAGCTTACATGGAACTAGCAAAATGGATCGAAGACGTGGACGATGACACAGATGAAACCACGACATCTACAGCCTATTATGATGGTGATGGTACTGAAGAAACTACCGTGACTGGTGTAAAAGGGTCATATTCGTTCAAGGGAACATATGATAGCGAAGATCCAGCCATGAAGCACGTCGCTAGTTTGAAATACAAAACTAACAATGACCGGCTTGTTTGGCATAAAGTTGTAGAGTCCGACAAGAAAACACAACACGTCGGTATTGCTACAGTGTCAGGCATCGTTGCTGGGTCTGGTGCTGCTGCGAACTACGAAGACTTCAAGTGTAAGATCTCGTATAACTCTATTCCAAAGACATCAGCAGTCGTAGAATAACGTGAAGCGTCTCTATTGAGGCGCTCTTTTTTGTGTAAAAAGGAGGAAAAACATGTCTATTTCAATTGAATTAAAACGCAATTATATCCCTATCAACATTGGAGAAATTGAACTCCAATTCGACACATCGCTTGAGAATATCTCACGGCTTTCTACGCTTCAGCAAGATATCGCTGATCGCTTCAACAAGTATCAGTTAGAATTGCTGGAACGTTCAAACAATGGGGAATTTGACGACCTCAAAGAGGGAGTTATCAACAAGCAAGTCATTGATGAAGCATTTGACATTCAGAAAAAAATGACAGAGATCAAGTATGACGTGTTATTCGGTGACGGGACGTTTGCTAAACTCTACGAGCGCTATCCAGACGTTGAGTCTTTGGACTCAGCATTTGATGATGTCGATACCTTGCTAGGTGCAGAGCTTGACCGAATGGGTCAAGAGCGCGCTAAGGCATCAGGGACGCTTTCAGAGTCATTTGTCAAAAAAGCAAAAGCAAAGAAAACCAAAAAAGCCAGCAAAAAGTAAGAGGAGGGATTGCTCATGAAACTGAATGAGCCATTAGATAACTCCTTTGAACTGAACGGGCGCACCTATACAGTGGATCATTCATTCGACCTAATGTTAGATGTATTTGAAATGTTTGACAATGAGGTAATGAACGACATCGAGAAGATGCGCACGGCTATTTTAATGCTGACAGACGAGGCTGTGGATAACCTAGAGGATATCGTGGCCGTGTGGTCTTACATTGACGAGCATTTTTTAAAAACTAAAAAAGAGCGCGTGGTCTATGACCGGAATGGTAACCCTATGCCGGTAGCAAAGAATGAAGAAGACGACATACGTTTAATTGATTTTGAAGTGGACGCTATGGATATCTACGCCAGCTTTATGCAAGCGTACAATATCAACCTCCTTGAAGCACAAGGGGAGCTTACATGGATTGAATTCGTAGCCCTGCTGAACGGCCTACCTACGGACACCTCAATATCGAGAATTGTCCAGATTCGCTCCTGGAAGCCATCAAAGAATGACTCTAGTGAATATAGGTCAGAAATGCGACGGCTACAAAGGAAATACAATTTAGACAGAAAGGAGGAATAAATGTCCGACGGTAAAATTGTTATTGACGTCCAGGTTAATGGACAGAAATTAAATAAATTAGCTAGCGAGTTAAAAAGCCTTGAAACAGACGCGAAATCATCAGCAAAAGGCTTGAAACAAGCTGGGGATAACCTGCAGAGCTCCGGTAATAAAGCTAAAAGTGTAGGAAATGATTTTAAAAGTGCCGGCTTTAAAGTCAAAGAAGCCGGAATTTTAACCAAGAATAGCGGTGAGGCTTTTAAACAGGCCGGAGAGAAAGTCAGAGAAGCTGGAGTAATCAGCAAGACTGGCGGTAATGGCTTTAAAGTCAGCGCTGATCTTGCAAGACGGGCCGGTGAAGTTGCTAGCCAGTCTGGAAATGGCTTTATTAAGTTAAAGGATCATATTGCTTCTAGCTCACAAAAAGCTAAAGAGAGCGCGTCTGGTTTTGAAAAATTAAAAGCCAGCATTAAGAACTTTTCTGCCGGTGCTGTAGCATTTAAAACCGTGAGTGCTGGTCTGGACTTGATGAAATCATCACTTGACAAGGCCATAGATCGTTTTGATACCCTACAACGCTTTCCTAAGGTCATGCAGTCACTAGGGCACTCATCAAAAGACGTAGCAGCATCTACCAAGTTACTTTCTGAGGGTATCGAGGGGCTACCAACTACGCTTGATACGGTCGTGAGCACAACTCAGAAGCTCACGTCGATGACTGGCGACTTGAAGCAATCTACAAAGTTAACAATCGCTCTAAACAATGCGTTTCTCGCGTCTGGTGCGTCCACTGAGGACGCAAGTCGTGGATTGCAACAATATACCCAGATGCTGTCAGCCGGCAAGGTTGATATGCAATCATGGAAGACTTTGCAAGAGACAATGCCTTACGCATTGCAGAAGACCGCTGAAAGTTTTGGCTTTGCTGGTGCATCGGCTCAAAAAGATTTTTATGCAGCATTGCAGAGCGGACAGATTACGTTTAAGGATTTCAGCA